CAATAACAAAATATTTACCTTCTTTGTTTTGATAAACCATTAACGCTCCTGCAGCGTAATCGTTCCATTCTTTTACATCTCTTAGTTTTGATGATACTCCAGAAGCATCTACTTCTCCTTTGTATTGAAAAGCTTTTGCATCAAAATCTATTTCATTTGGTTTTAATAATTTAACACTTGAATGACTAAATACTTGTTCTTGAAATTTTACTGGAGAAACAGGATTAACGCTAGTTTCTGGAATATTAAGTGGAGCATCGTTAATAACACTATTTAAAGCAGCGTTTGTTCTTGCTTCATGTTCAACAACGCCTTTTGGAGTATTAACCAAAGCATTATCATCAACATTAAATCTTGCAGCATCCGTTAATGTATCTACTTCGGATGATTTAAAATTTGGAAATTTGTCAGTTATATATTTATAAACTTCATCTAATTTACCAGACTCTAATCTTTGTAATCTTGCTCCTAAATAATCTAATCCTTCTTTACTAATTTCATAAGCTTGAGGAATTTTAGTAACCCCTTTAGTAATTCCAACTCCTGCTCCATAAATTGCTGGTCCCAATATAGCTCCTGTACCAGCTCCAATACCAGTTGCTATTGCAACATCTTTTACAGCATTTGCAAACCCAGGTTCTTTTAATCCTAACTCTTGTTGATATTTTACTGTTAGTGCTTCAAGACCACCATTTTGTGTTGCTCCAATTATAGCTTCATACTTTGCTATTTTTCCAAGCGACTGTAAAAATGTAAGTCCAGCTGTAGAATATGGAGTAAAAGTTAATGGTAATAGTGGAGCGGTAAATGGGTCCCCAACTGTTACTCTTGCAGCCAACGCTGCATAATAACCTACAGCTCCCCACTTATTAGTTTTTTGATAAAGCTCATCTGCATTATTCCAAGACTGTTGAGCGTCAATTTTTATTGTGTTTAATAATGACTCTCTACTGTCTAATCCTTTTTGTTTAAGCTCATCAGCAAATTGTGGGTTTTGAAATTTATATTCATCTAATTGTTTATGAAATTCTGTAATCTTTTGTTCTTTAGTGTGTGTTCCTTGAAAACTATTTTGTTCAAAATTATAATTTGTTTCATCTAAAGATACAGGTTCAGCAATTAAATGAGGATTTAATAAATCAAAATTATATTTTTTTGCAATTTCTTTTATCTTTCCATATTGCTCTGTTTCATTCCAATACTCAGAAGCTGTTGACATTGATTTGCCTGAGGCAACCCATGCAGCTTTAAAAACTTCTCCGGCTCCTGGAACGCTTTGAGCTAACTTTGATGTATCATTAACTGTTGCTAATGATTGATCTTCGTCATGATAAAATGACATTATTTACTCCCAAGAATTTCTGATTGAATTTTATTAAAATCTATAACTAAATATTGTTGACTTCCTTTTTTGTCGCTATCAAAATTACTTGACAATAAATATCCAGGATTTGCAGTTTTTGCTGGATGACCATTTCGCGCAACTATGTATTTGCCGTAACCAACATTAATGAAAGTAGGAGTTCCATCACTAAATATATCTACTTTTTTTCCGTCTGCTGTAATAGGAAAATTTTTATCTGTGGCTTTATAAAATAAATCTTGATCTTTTTTAATTAAATTTACAACTTTAGAAAAATCTCCGTTTTTCATCCATGCTGGAATAACTTGAGAATTATCAGAGCCTAGCGATGTATCAATTCCACCATTTTTTCCATTTTTTCCTATTGCTTCTTCAAAGGCTTCTTTAAAATCTGAAGAGTTAAAAACACTTGTGTCTTTGCTTTTGTCGTATTTTCTTGAAATATAAATTGCTTTAGCAGCCTCTAAAGAACTATTATAAGTATCTGGATTGTTATAAAATATTTTATTATTGCTTCTCTTCCATGACTGAAAAGAAGTGTCATCATCCGAAAATACTTTTATTTGACCATCTTTAATTAATTTTCTACCTTTTAAAAGATCATCTGCAGCTTTTTCATTATTACTAACTAGAAGCAATCCACCAAGATGACCTAAGATTTTATTGTCTTTAGATATTTCTTTAAATGCTTCATCAGCTTTATTTCCAAAACCAGCAACTAAAGTTGCAGTTACATTTTTAACTAAAATTGGATTTGTAGTATTGTTTAACCAATCAGTTAAAGCTGTTTTTTCTTGTTGAGTAAAATACTGAGGTTTAACTCCATACCATTGAGCAACCGACTGAGCTTGTGCAGTTCTGTTTCTAATTTGTGCAGCAAAGATAGCTTGATTATCTTTGTCTCCAGGATTTTCTAAAAAAGTCTGAGTTCCAAGTGATGGTATATTATGAATACCAATTTTATTAGCTGTAGTTAAAGAATCTTTTTCTAAATCAGAATTTAATTTATTTAAAAAATCTTGAGCAAATTTTACTTTTTTATATAACGCTGGGTCTGCTCCTTGAGCTGCAGCAATAATATTACCTTTGTCATCTTTAGTAACAGCTTGTTGTTTTTGTAAAATCTTTTGACCCTCGTCTAAAAATTTATTTAAATCTTCTCTGGGTCTATTTTTAAACTCAGTAAGAAAAGCAGTCTTGTCTTTAATTTCATTTATCTTAGTTAGTAAAGTAGCATCTTTAGTTTTAATAGCTGTTTGCTCAGCTTTATCTAAAGCTTCTTTATTTGGAATAATATAATCATCAGCCTCTTTACTTAGTGATGAAACTGTTTGCTCGTTTTGAGCTTTCACAATTGCCATCTGAGTTTTGTTATAAGCATTAATTTGCTCGTATTTATCTACTCCTAAGTATTTACTATTCTTTGCAAACTCTAAACCAGAACCAAATTCTTTATCTTCCATTCTTTTGGCAGTATAAAAATCTCTGTCTGTGTAATAACCATCAAGTACCTTTTGAGTATTTTTTCCAAATATGTTTTTAAATTCATCTGAATTAACTCTAGCTTCAAAGGTAGAAGTAGCCATATCTACTTCTTCTTGAGTTTCTCCGTAAACAACTTTTTTGTTTAAATTTTCTAAATATTTTTTTTCTGTCTCTTGTGTATTAGAAATAAAATTTCGTGTAGCAAGAATACCAACGTGGTTTAAATCTTCTATTTTTTGTTTATCTAAATAGTTATTTAATTTATCCTTTGTAAAAGAATATTTATAATCTCCACCAACGCTATTTTTTAATAATTCAAACTGTTCATTATAGAATTTTTTTGCCTCAGTTGGCTCAGCATATAAAGAAGCTTCTTCTCGTATTTCAGTTAATCCTTTAACGCCTTTTTCTTTATCTCCTACTAAATATTTTTCTCTTTCTTGTAGAGCTTCGTTTTCTGATTTTCTTTTTTCAATATCTACATAAGTATTAAATGCAGTATCTCCAAACCTGCTAACTGATTTACCAATTGTTTGAGCTGTCTCTTGGTCAATTTTCATTCCAGGAGTAGATGCTACTTCTGAGATTTGTTCAGTTGGTCTTATTTGTGATTGATATATTTTAATAGCCATAAATTATACTTTTGCTTTTTGCCAAGAGTTGTAATTTCCAAGTAAACTGCTAGCAGCATTGAAATAACTTGCTGTTTCAGCAACTTTACCTTTGTATCTTTGAATTGCAGCTTCTGCTCTTGCGTTTGTTGCTTCATTGTATTTTCTGTCTTTTGCGTTTTGAGCATTAAACTTCATCATGGTTCTATCGCGTTCCATGTTAATTTCATTCTCTAATACAATTTCGTAAGCTGAACCAGAGCCTACATCAACGCCTCTTGCTGCTGTGCTAGCTCTTGCAGCGCCTGTTGCTGCTTCTGCTGAATCGTTAAATCTAGGTAAATCAAATTGCTCATAAACTTTCCAAGCCTGATCGCCTTCTTGTTCTTTTAACTTTGCATCACGTTCTAATAACTGTGCATTACGTTCTGCTGCTTGTCGTGCTGCTTGACCACCTAATAAATCTCCTACAAAACTCATTTCATTATCCTCGCATATCTAATGTAATCAGAACCATCGGGACCATAATGTTTCATTAATCCCTCTTTTTCTAATCCTAAAAATTGTGCAAATTTATGACCCAGTTCAAAATCTGCTTTAACTGCTGTTTGCAGTCTTTTAATTTTATTTTCTTTTACTAATACGTCTGTTCTTTTTTTAAAAATTTTAGCCATTGTTAATTTGTAATTCCAAATTTCACTTGTTGCTAAAACCCATCCTTCAGCAACATTGTCCCAAAGAACAAATATTCCGCCTGCCGCAATTGGCTTGCCATTTACAATTGCTGTAAAGGAAGCATTTTCATATTCTAAATACATTGCGTATTTTTTATGTTGTGGCGCTAACTCTAATTTTTTATCGTTTAACTCTTGTGATAAAATGTATTCAGCATGAGCTGATTTAAAAGGAATAATATTAATCATTCCACGTTTCTAATCTTGGATAAATTGCAAGAATAGTCATTGGCAAAGGTTGTTCTTGTTTAACCATTACAAATCCATCAGAGCCATAATCAGCAGGAAATTCTAATTCTTTATCTCCTGTAAATAATGGAACCGGACTACTCATTGGAGCGGAACTATCTCTAAATGGTATTTCATCTAATGTATTGGCGTTTGGACCAATCTTAGCTCCTACTGTTTCGTAAAATCTTACAGTAACGTCAAAAATTCTTTTTGTTTTAGTTTGATCTGTTCCTTTATATCCTTCATCTAATCTCATTGTTTGAAGTGTTGACACATAATTTAAACCAACTTTTGCAGTTGTAGCTTCTCTCTCTAATGAAATAGAACCGCCTGTTACAGTTCTTGTTGGATGAGTTGCTCCATTTACAATTAATGAAACAGTTTGACCCTCTAAATGATTTAAACCTGTTAATGTACTTGTTGCTGCACCTGAATAAGAAAGACCGCTATCAAGAAAATGAAACTGCGTTAAGCTACTATTAAAATCGTAATCAGTTAAATATTCTATATATCTTTTTGTAGTTCCGTTAATTGTACGTTTAATAATTAACCAAACTTCATCTTCTCCTGCTACTCCATCAATTACTGAAACACTTTCGCAAACTGCATTGCCACCATTAAATGAACCACCAAATATTTGTCTATGCCAAGCAACAACATCTTGAGTTCTGTTGTAAGTCATTCCAATTAAAACTCCGTCTGTTCTTACACACCAAACAATACTGTAAGGTTCTTGTTGGTAGTCCATGGCAACAATACCGCTATTAGTAATATGCTCAGATAAAATACATAAGTCCGGCGCTAAGTAACCATCAGAATCAAAATTATATGCAAGTTCTCTAATTTTTCTTTTTGCTCTTTGTAAAAATAAAGTTTGGTTACCAATTGATAGAGCATCAACATAAGCAGCTCCATAATTTGATTGTTTACGAATATTTAAATTTGTTGGAGTTACCGCATCTTGGGTTGCTCCAGAAGTTACTGTAAATTCTCCACCTGTTGTAGTTACAATTAATGTTCGTGTTGCTTTTAAAGAAGTAATTGCATTAACTTGGTTTGATGCAATTGTATAAGTCATTGCATCATCATCATCAGTTCCACTTTCAAAATTTTCATAATCTCCAGATTTAGAAAACCAAAGTGTTTGAGGAAATAAAGTTGAACCGCCAAATACTAAACGTTGTTCAAAAAATGAAACTGTAGAGGGATAACCATTTACACTTGTAAAATATCCTAAAGACCAAGCAGTTGTTGCTGTAGTTGCTGTAAGATTAACAGTTGTTGTAGCAGTAACAGTTGTTGTATTTGTAAAGTTTGTAATTTTTGCATGACCACCATTTAACTTAATTAGTCTATCAACATCTGTGCTTGCAAATATAGCTGCGCTTGAAGTTAATGTTATGCTGCCAGTTGTTCCAGAGGCTGTAATTGTAGTCGTTGTTAAATTTTCAGCCATGTAGGGACCTTTAGTGAAATTAACATTTGTTAAAGTCCAGGCTGTATGACCGGTTCTTGATAATTTTTTTACAGGATAATTTTTATGACAAACGTACATAACGTCTGCTGATTGAGCGAATTTAATATCAAATAATTCTGCTTCTAAATATGGAGTTGCAATTTCGTATGCAGAACCGCCAGATTGAATTTGACCCTTATCTTTATAAAAACGAATATACTGATTGCCAAATTCTAAAATGTAAGTTTGTGTTGTAGAAAAAGCAAAAGGTATTAATCTAGTTTTTTTTGTACTGTCTTTTACTTCTTTAACAAAATATGTTCCTGGTCGTCTAGTTACTGGACCATGAGGCTGAACAACAAAATTTTCAATAATTGTTCCTGCGGAATAATATTTTTGAAAGTCTGTTCTACCTTCCATGCGTGGAGATAATTCTCCAGCAGTAAAGCTAGGAACAGCTAATAATGCTTTAGCCATTTAAAACCTACTGTTTAAGTAATCTTCTGCAAGAATTTGATCTACGTTTCCTAGTGTAGGGTCTGTATTATAACCTTCGCTAGCATCTGCGTGTCTTGCGTCTTTTAATTTAAGTAAATAACGTTCTTCCATCTGACGTGAAATTGATGCGTTAGCTGTAACTGCATAAGCAATATCAGCAGCCAAAGCTGAACCAATAACTTCTCTTAATAAAACATCCATTTCATTTGGGTCGGAGATTGCTGAAATATAAATTAAACTAATTTCAGAATCGTTAGATAAAATTTTTCTTCCTTCAATTTTGTAATCGCTGTCATAATTTTCAATTGCTAAAACTCTTAAACAGTCTGAAGGTAAAGTGTATTGATAAACAAATCCCCATGCTGGAGTATCTGTGTCTTGAGCTAAGATTTGTCTTTTAGTTGCGCAATTCCATGGATGAGATCTTAATACTGCGTCTTTTACTGTATCATATCTTGAATTACAAATTCTTCCGTTTTTAGAATTTTCAGTTAAAGCTAAAATTGTACTAGCTCCTAATTGATTTAAAGCTGAGTTACAAATTTCTACTATTGATGCCATTAGTTATTTCTCCGGTTTATAAATATATTTTCTTTTTAAAGTTCTTGGTTTTAAGTTTTCAAAAATTTCTGCTTCAGTCATTTCTAGTTTTTTATCAAAACCATGATGAGCGTTTTGTGTATGTTTAAATCTGTCTACTAATATGTATCTGTAAATATAATCTCCTTTTTGAAAATGTATTACAGACTCAATTTCTTTTATTGTTTTCATTTTAAAAGATGGGGGATTGCTCCCCCACCCCTAAAGAATTAACGAATAATTATTCGTCGCAAGGTATTTCAACTACCTTTTTTTCTTCCATTCTTGTAGCTCCGATTGCCATAGAGTAGTAAACTTGAGTAGCATACGATTTGTCTGCTCTCTCATCTATTCTCGCTGTAACATCTTTACCGATTGCTAATTTAATAGCATCAGCAGCGAAAGCGTACACAAGTCTGTCATCAGTATTAGCTAATGCTAATCTGTTAGAAACTAAGAATTTAAATCCTAAGAAAGAATCTAAAGTACCAGTTGCTAAAGCTTTAACTGTGTTGAAATCGCTTGAAGTTACTTCTGTAGTCGCTAACAAATCTTGAATTTGTTTTGGACTAACTACAATGTATCTAGGAGTTGATGGGTCAACATCGTTGCTATCTAAGATAAATTTTGCTGATCTTAATTTAGCAATTGTTAAACCAGAACCATCTGCTTGAGAAGCAGTAGATACTTTTTGAGTTGAAGGAAGTGCAACAGCTGTACCACCGGCAACGCCTGTGTCTGCTGAACCACCTAAAGCAGCAATGATAACATCGTCCATAGCTCTTCCCATTGCAGCAGCAGCAGCTTTTGCATAGGCAGAAGTTGGGTCAATTAACATTCTTACTTTATCTAGGTCATCTATAAGATCAGCCCATTCATAATCGGCTAAGCTAACTCGTCTACGCGAGTGTGGCGTGTCCAATTGTGGTGTTGATCCGTGTCGTGAGCTTCTTACTTGCGCTGTTACGCTACCGATTTGGTCAAAAAAAGCATTTTTACCTTTAATTGTTTCCACATCAACAGCTGAACGAAGTACGGAACCCATTTGTTGTGCTAACATAGTTACGTTGGCAGAATACTGCTCAACGAAAGCTGTAGTTATTTGAGTTGACATTTATTTGTCTCCATTAGTTGTTTGTTTATTTTTTGTGATATGCGGAACGATTATCCTGTAAGGGTCGCAATCCTTGATTTTACAACTCTCGTTGCTTTGTCTTTCCAAAGCGCCAATCGGGTCTTACGATTATCCGAATTTTATTCGCTTAATAAAGTTATTAAACTTTATCAAGTAAATTCTTTATTATGCTTTAGCCTTTATTTTATTAGGATGTAGCATCTCTCTTAATTGAAAAGCCTCTTGAACAGCAGCATCATGATTTGGATGATACTTATTATGATAAGCAGTTCCTGGAGCTGTTATTTCATTAAGTTGTTTTTGAATTTCATTTGGAGTCATATAGTTTGGTCCAGTATTAGACACTAACTTATCTTCTCCTAAAGACTCGGCTAACTTAGCAAACGCTTTAGCAATTGCTGGGTTATCTCCAAGTTTTGTTCCATCTTGTAAAATTAGATTTTGATAATCTGCACCAACGTATTCTTTAAATACTTTGCCAGCAGCTTCTAATTTTTGATTATATGCAGCACCCCATTCTTGTTTAAGGTTTTCTTCTGCACCTTTTCTACCAGTCATTGCTTTTGAATTAGCATCATTCATAGCGGCTGCAGATAAATCTGAATAGTATTTTAAAATACCTTCTGCCTGTCTAGGAAGTAATCCTAATTTATGAGCTGTAGATGAAAAGTTTTTAATACCTATTTCATCTGACTTAATATTATCAGGAACATTTAATTTATATTCTTCGGCTGATTTTGGTCTACCAAGTTTTTCATATACTGCGTTCCAGTCATCTTCAGTTGCATGTTTATTTGGAACTGGAATTTTATCAGCGCCAATTAATTTTTGTGCATGAACATAACTTTTTGCTAAACCAGCAATATCTGTAATACTAGATAAAGATTTTTCTGATTTTAATTCTTCTGGTAAACTTGTTCTCCAGTCTACTGAAGTTGGTGTACTTGTCGCAGCATTAGTCGTAGGTACTTCAGACGCAGTCGTTTGCTGTTCCGTTTGCGTTGCCTGTATTTCACTACTCATTTATTTACTCCTTTGGTTGTTTTTTGAGTGTTGATTTAATGAAAAGAACAACACTACGTTGTCCCTCTCTAAATGCAGTTTCATGACTGTCGTTACTAAAAGAAGTCGTGAAAACATTGCATCTCTTTTCTAAATCTTCCAAAACTTTTTCGCCGTCTGGGGATTTGAAAACTCGTTGAAATATTTTTATATTGTCGTTTATTTCTTTATTCATTCATTAAAACTTTTGCAGCAGGAGCGGCTTGACCAGCGGCTTGAGCAACTTGTTGCATTTGTTGTAATTGCATCTGTTGTTGCTGTTCAGCTTGTCTTTGTTTTCTTATTGCTCCTACTTGCGACTTCGTTTTCAAAATTTTTGCAGGGAAACCTAAAACGTCTTTAATGTAAGTAACTACAGCGTCTGTATCTAAATAATCAAATACAGGAGCAACGTTTTGTAAACTTCCAAATATTTCAAAGCCTCTCATTAATGCTTGCAGCTCTCCAGTTTTTTGAGCTTTAGCTAATGGAGATACATATTCAATTTCAATATTTGTATTGCCTAACATTGCAGGCATTTCTGGAAATTTTTTATTTCTCATTAAAATATTAAAACAACGAGTAATAAGTGGCTGTAATAATTCAGACTGCAATCTGCCAAGAACTGGACCAAGTATTCTCATCTTCTCTTCATTACGTTGCACTACTTCTGTCGCTGTCATTGTTTGACCCTGTGAAGTAATCAATTGATCTACAAAAAAGTTTTCTCTAACTTGTTTTCTTCTTTGTTCTTCCATTTGGTTACCAACTGGATTGTTAGCTCCAATGTTTAAAGGTTCAATTCTGTCTCTTGTTCCTGATCTATAATAATTTAAACCGCCTGGAACAGTTCTAATAGGCATTAAGAAGCCATCATCTGGAACCATTAAAGGTGGGTCTATTTGTTTTTGAGCTGCACGAATAGAAGTCTTACACATTGTGTTTAACATTTTAACATCTGGCAATGCGTTCATTGCTGGACTTCTTCCGTAAATTTCGTTTGAAGATTTTAAATATCTTGGAACTGCATAAGGAAATTCTGCAAATCCTTTTTCAGATAATAATGCTCCTGAAGATTCATGAACATAACAAGAAATAAATCTTTTAGATGAACCTGGTTCTGCATATTCTGTATTAGGATAAACACTATGAATAATTGAAACATCTTCTTGTGGAGAATTTTCAATTAATTTTTTTAATTCATTAGGAAGCTGCGCTTTAGGAAACATGCTTATTATGTTTCTTGCTTTTAATTTAAATTTTCTAGTTAAGCCGTCAACAACTCCAGTTTCGCTTTCAGTAATAAATATTTCTGAAATATGAATATTTTTAAATCTTAAATCGTTTTCGTTATCTTCAGATATAAATAATGCTGCTGTACCAAAAGCAATTAGATCGTGATATAATTCAAATATTTCTTGTTGAAAATTTGATCGGTTAAAAGCTTGATACATTGAGCTAGTACATTTTTCTAACCATTGTACTGCATCATCATCGCTATTAACTTCGTCATCTTTAAATTTTAAATAAAACCATGGCGATGAAGTTGAGGTTAACATTCCATGTAGTGATGCTGCTAACAATTCTAAAGAATGAGTTGCTGTACCATCAAAAATTAATTCGGTTCTCTTATCTCCCTGACTTCTTGATTTAGTAATATCTGCTTTTCTAGGAAGCATATAATCTGCAACTTCTTGCCAATGCGACTCCCAAGTTTGTCTTTGAGTTCTTAATGAACCATATCTATCTAAAATATCTTTTGCTTTTTTGTTTATTGGCATTTTAACTTCCTAGTAATGTTTTTTTAATATCAACAGTATCTGTTGCTCCAAGTGAGCCTGTAAGTATTGTTGAACTTCTACCCTGTTCGTTAACAAGTCTTTTAGAATCTAAAGCGGAAGCAGCTGCGGCTTGCGATTGTGATACTTCTGCTTTTGTAGGCGTAACTATTGGTGCTGGCGCAGTAGTTGGTTTACTAAACGCTGACGTAACTGCTTTTATTGGTGCTGAGATAACTCCACCCATATTAAGCTCCTAACAAAGTTTTCTTATCAGTAGTTAAATCTTGATTATCTAACCCCTGGTAAGTAGTTAATATTGTACTTTCTCTTCCCATTCTGTTTCGTTCAATTGCATCCAGTTTTCTTTTAACTTCTGCAGCCTTTTCCGCATCGTTATATGCAGGTGGCTCAGCAGGAGCTATTGGTGGTGCCGGCATCGCTGGCATTTTTGGCATTAAGAAACCCATAATTTATCTTCCATGTATTGAATATTCCGAATCTGTTTTCGGGAATAATTTGTTTAAGTTTGTATTTGATGGCAATTCTTCAATTGCAATCGCTAAGTAACGAAAAGCATCACAAGCGTGTGAACTCCAATCATGAATTGGTTTCTCATGATACATTTTCATCTTCTCATTGTATCTTCTATGGTAATGACGAAGTGCATCTATTAATGGTCTAGTAGTATCTAAACTAAAGTAACAACGCGGCAGTAACATTTTCGCGGCGTGTATTCCATCTTCAATAGGTAGCTTTGGTAAAATTTTAAAATTTACACCAAGTTGATATGCTACTTCCCTTCTTGTCTTACCTGTAGAAAATTCTGTAACCTCTATATCGTGTGGCGCATAATGTTTTCCGTAAACATAATCTTTTTTATTTAACAGACTAATGTAGTGCGGTAAGCCTTCACGATTGTTTTCGTAGTAATCTATAATTCTAATTGTATTGCCAAGCTTTTGAAAAAAAATAATAGCTGTACTATCAGCATGTCCCAAATCCCATGCGGTATCTACTGGAAGTGCCGGGTCGTATTCAATCTTAGTTAATCTATTATTCTTTTCTGAATCTGCAATTAAGTTTCCATAAATAGAACCTTCTATATTTGCAATCCAATCACATTCAAATTCTTGCTTATACTTTGCCTCTCCCATTTGGTCTTTAGCAGCTTGCAATTCTTTTTCATCAATTAGCTTTGTTTCGCTAACTGGAGCTGTAAATGTTAACCACTCGGGGTCTTTTAAAGCGTATTGGTAAATATCGTAAAAAAAATTATTCATACCGGCAGGAGTACCGATAAAATAACAAAATCCTTTTCTGTCTGATAAAGCTGGTCTTATAATCTCATTCCATAGCTTAGGAGCTATTTGAGCTGCCTCATCTATACAAACACCATCTAAAAATATTCCTCGTAAACTATCGGGGTTCTCCGAAGATAACAGAGTTATTCTTGAACCATTCGGTAGATCACATCTTAATTCCGTTTCGTTATATCTAACTCCAGGAATTGAAGCGGTAAATTGTTTAATATAATCCCAGGCTACGTTCTTAGCTTGCTTATAAGTTGGAGCTATATACGCAAATCTTGGGTTTGGCAGCGGGTGGTTTAGCGCTGATCTTATAAGATGATTTAAGATTGCAACTGTTTTACCAAATCTGCGGTGGCAATTTAGAACCGCAAATCTGTGCTTTTCTAATTTGTCATGCAACAATTCCTGTTGCGGTCTTGGGTTATAATCCAGCTCTATAGTGGTATTTTTTACCGGCTCTATATTAAACATTAGTTAAGGGTCTGTGGTAAATTAAATAAATCTTCTAGCGGGGTATAATTAACTCCAGCCTTCTTTAACATCTTAGCTGCAAAATCTAATGCGATCTGCCTCTCACTAAATCCATAAACATGAATTACTATTGCGTTAGTCTCTTCGTCTATAAAGACCAGCGACTGTAATTTATCTTCAACTTCAATTAATTTGTCTGTCATAATGTCTGTGTGTGTCTGTGTGGGTGGTAGTCCCAATATATATGTAGTAGAAGTTGCGCGTTGTTTTTTGGGTACACCCCCCAAAATTTTCTTAAAAACAGCCAGGCAAAATCAAAAAAGCAGCTCTAATTTATGCTCGTAGGTATGATACCTATAGGCATGATAATAATAGCAACGTTTATTTAATGTATTGTGTGTTTGTTGTGTGTTTAAAGAAATTAAATGCAGCCGAAACCCATGACACGCGCGCGGAACTCTGTACGTTCAATGAATTACATGCAACTTTTCTAGTTTGTTCAGAAGGTAAACCAAATTCTTTTAGCAAAGGCTCGTGATAATATTCAGCGTATTTAAAACAATCTGGCATTTTTCTTTTTAGTAATCTTTTTCTTTTTGTCTTTGGTTTTCTTAGTTGTAGCTTTTATAAACTTTTAGGTTTTCAATCTCTTGACCAAGCTGCTCTTCTAAATATTCCTGAACCTCTTGTTCAAACGTTTTAGTCTCTGGCTTTAAAGGCTCAAGGTTTCTTGTAAAGTGTTTAGTGTTATTCTTGTCGTTATTCATAGCACCCCCAATATTAAAATTAATGTTATGCCTGCAGTTAAAGTAAAAAAGAAAGCAAAGCTTTCTATAATTTGTTTAATCATTAGGCTGTTACTCCTTTCAAATTAACTTCAGAGTAATAAAAACTTTTATACTCTCTTGAAATAATGTTTTTGAAGTAATCTAAATCGCCTTTAGTATACATATACATCCACTCACTTGGATTATACATTCCTCTTGATTTAGCATTTTCAAAAGCAATCTTTGATCTTCTTAAAAAGTAGCCTGGAAATTTATCGATTAATTTCATTAAGCTGCCACTCCTTCCTGGACAACAATATCCATTTTTGGTCTCATATCTTTTTCTGGAGCATCAGCTAATTTAATGCTTTTGAAACTTGGTGCGTTGTCTAAAGTTGAGACAAACATAACATCAAACCCATAATAACATTCAAGGTACCAATCTTGTATATTGTTACCTGGGTCATAACTTTTCGGATTTGAACCCATTGAGTAACTTACTCCCCAATCAAAGGGACCAGCCTCAAAGTTAACAACGATTGTTTTATCGTCGCCGTAGCCGTAATCTTCAGCAGTTGCCATGTTAGTTTCATAAGATGGCTGCATCCCAGATGCCTCACAAGTTTTGTCAATCGCTGCTTTAAACATTTTAGCAGCTGTTAACATATCTACTTTTTTTTTAGTGAAGTCTGGAAGATATTTGTTTGGTAGTCTTGTCATTAATTATCTCCTTTTTTTAGTTGATAATTATTAATAACATAGCGTATGCCAATCTGTCAACAAGTATTAACAGAAAAGATACGCGCTATTTTGACTCAGCCAATAATGAGGTTTCTACAGCTTTATCTTCTATCTCTGGCTTCTTGTTAGACTTCCAAGAAATAGTTATTTTTTGATCTTGTTTAATTTCTGATTTAACTTTATCGCCAAAAGTATTACTTAATAATTTAGATGCTAACCATCTTGCATGATGAGCAGCCTCTCTCTG